GGGGCCCACAGGAGTTCGCCCGTTCGGGCGAAGAACAGCATTATTTACTCTCAAAAGATACACGATGCGAACCACCGTCTCGTAGTTCAAACCGAACTCGGGGCAATGGTGGGTGCTCAAGGGCGGATGCATAATCCAAACTTGGCTCTCTTGAGTGATTTGGGTCTTATCAACCCAGCCGCTGTTCTGTGGGACAAAGTGCCTTATAGTTTTGTTGTCAATTGGTTCATTCCCATTGGCGGCTACTTAAACTCGTTAACCGACCTTGTCGGATATACGACTGAGCGCGCTTTTGTCACCACGTACGTCCGAAAGACGGCAGCAGGCGAAATTAGGGTAACGAACCCTGATACGGGAAAGTTGGACTGGAGAAATAGATCGGTGCAGACACTTTACGTGACACGCACGCTGGGTTTCCCAGCTCCGACACTACCTTCTTTTCAACTCCCGACGGCTGACTTATTCAAGTCCTTGGTCTCACTTTCGTTATTGAATGAAAATCTCAACAAGCCTCCGCGTAATCCGCCGAGGTTGAGATGAAAGTTCAGAGCACTGTGAGTATTACTTAACCCTCGATAACCCCCAGGAGCTTATTATGCCCCAACTCGCAGACATTACTGCCAAGAATGCAGCCGCCGCTAACGTGGTCTTCAAGGGTCTCGTCCCTGCGTCCGGTGAAACTCCGGCGCTGTGGCGTGCCCAATCCGTGGTTCCTGTGCCGGCTGCTCAGCCGTACATGACCATCGGACATCGCAAGAACGCCGATCGCTCGGCGCAAAAGGTGACGGGTGTTATTGGTGTGCCGTTCTACACGACCGATGCCGTAACTGGCAAGGTCTCTGTGGCGGGCACTATGCCGTTCAACTTTTCTGTTACGAAGCCTGATTCGGTTCCCGACAATTTCGCCTCCGACTTTGCTGCATACGTGCAGTCTCTCGTCGGTAGCGTGTTGTTCAAGGATATCCTGATCAATGCCTTCTCGGCCACTTAAGGTCTAACAGCAGAAAGAGGGTATGCAGCAATTGTATAACCTGGTCGCGCACATGGCGCGCACCCTGAACACAGTCCAAGGTACTCTGATGGCGAAAGCTATCGATGCCCGCGACTGGCATGCACTCAATCAAGTTGAGATAGCACCTGGTGACTTCACCGATCCCGAGTCCTATTGGCGACACTCCCAGGTTAAGGAGCTACTCCGCAAGGGGGAATTCTTGACCGGGGACCCTGTTCCTCTAGAGAAAAAGGCCACTGAGGAATTCTTTCGCTGTGAAGCGTTGAATTATATATCAAATCGTCGCATCCGTTCCATTCTCTTGGACAAAGCCCTTATGGGGCCGTCCGAGTTACGCATCTGGGAGTTCTTCCAAGATGTGAAAAGAGAAATAGCTGCTTGCTTGGGGAAACTCCCCGAGTTTGATGATTTGAATCCTCGTTTTGGTCCAGGGGCTACGTTCAGCGAGCGAAGACCTGTCTGCCTAGCGGCTGACAAAATTCAAAACCTTCCGACTCTCACACCAAGCGCCTCCGTGTTTATCCCTGAGTGGGAGAATACGGCCTGGGCTCGTTCCGTGCGCGGTAAGCGCATGGGCCTTGGATATAGCTTTAAAGGCTATTGTGAGAACTGGTCTGAGCCCAAACGGGTTCACGGTAATCGCTTCACTACTGTGCCAAAAGACGCCTTCAAGCGTCGCGGTATATGTATTGAACCCTCCCTAAACGTGTATTTCCAACTTGGTGTTGGAGGCTATATTCGGCGCAGGCTGAAACAAGTCTTCAAGATCGATTTGAAGTACGACCAAGAGCGCCATCGACTGATGGCCCGTTGGGGGAGTCTGTATGGTGGTCTTGCCACCATAGACCTTACTTCTGCATCTGACCTCATTTGCTTGGAGCTCGTGAGAGCTCTACTCCCGCCTTTGTGGTTCGAACTGCTCAATTCGCTCAGGTCGCCGTACACCTTTATCGGTGGAAAGTGGCACAAGCTTGAGAAGTTCTCATCCATGGGTAATGGTTACACGTTTGAGCTTGAAACGCTCATCTATGCGGCCATTTGTCGAGTCATCAGTAAACGTCACGGGTTGAACCCTGACGAGCTGGTCTCAATCGACATGCTGGGGCAGTACGGCGACGATTGCATCGTCCCTACTGAGATTTCAAATGATGTGCTAGCGGTTTTCAGGTGGTGCGGTTTCCAAGCCAATCTGAAGAAAACTTTCATCAGTGGTCCTTTCCGTGAGTCGTGCGGCGTAGACTTCCACAGTGGGGTCGACGTTCGCACTTACAAACTTACGGAGGATATTGATGAACCGCGTAAATGGATCTCCTTTCTTAATGGGTTGTGGAGTGTGGCTCGTCCAGACATTCACCATCCTAGCCGTGTGCCTTTCATTAGGCATCTTTATCGTTATGGGTTGGCTTCTTTACCAAACCATATACGACGGCTTAAGGGTCCGGAGCACTTTGGTGACCTCGTTATACACGGAACCCTCGATCAAGGCAGAAGGTGCGAACCGACTGTCGAGATTGGAGGAATCGTGTACTATAGAGGTTGGCT